CTAATCCAGCTGATCTAGGAGAGTGATTGTTTTGTCTTCTTCTGATTGTTGCTTGTGTTGGAGTAGGTGTGCATATGTGTCTTGAGTGATTGAAATGTTTGAATGTCCAAGCCTTTTTGAAGCATAACTGATGTCAACTCCACTGGATAGTAGGTAGGAAACGTGTGAGTGTCGTAGACCGTGCAATGATATAATATTTTCAAATCCTAGCTTTTTTTCTAATCGTTCAAGCCATCTATTAACAACACTTGGAGTTCTGCGACCATCAAACAATTCGTTTGCAGAGTTCCAATGTTCTTTGGCATCAATGAATTTCTGATAGCTATCGAAAAAACGATTTGGCATAACGATTGTACGATTTGACGTTTTTGTTTTAGGCGTTGTTACAGCACCAGACAATTGTTTTGTTTTGCTAACGTTAATTGTCCGTGCATCCGAATCAATGTCATTTTTAGTGAGGGCCAATGCTTCACCAGCACGTAGTCCGGAAAGTGATATTAGATAGACCATAAACCCCGTTCGCCATGTGATGAGCTTCTCGTCGTTTTCAATGTATTCGATTAAAGTAGTGAGTTCATCTAGTTGCAAGAATTTTTCTGATGCATCTTTTGAATCGGACCCTGGAATCGTGACTCCGAAGGTTGGGTCACTTTGAATTAAGCCATCATGAAATGCTTGATTGATAACTAGTCTTAGTAACCTATGACGTTTTGAAACGGTTTGTCTTTTCTTTCCAATTGCGTAATGGTTTAGGAATGATTGATACATCGGTCGTGTGATTTGGTCTAATGTTAATCCTGTAAAGTAAACGTCAACGACAATCTTCTTTTGGAATCTCCACGATTCATAGGTGGCTTCTTTCATGCCAGTTTCTAGGTGTAGTTTTGCATACTCATCAAAGTAGTCAGTAAAAAGAATTTGTGATCCTTTTTGTAGGGTTGGCTTGCCATGGTTGATAGAATACTCAGCCAACCAGGCCTCAGCTTCTTTCTTTGTTTTGAACCCGCGCTTTGATTTCTTACGATATTTGCCGGAGGCATCTTTAAATGAGAAGTCAGCACGCCAACCATGTTCGGTTTTATATACTGCCATTAGCTTAAACCTAACCTTTATCTAAAAATTTTAGGCAGTTTAAAGACATGCCCGGGTCTGGTACAATTAAATATGTAAACGGGTCAGTGATGTTCTGTTTCGGATAACGCGCACATTTCCTTGTTTGGTCGCAGGATGTGCGCATTTTTTGTTATAACAAAATATTGTTAACGGTATTCTGTCTGATAGAGGTATTTGAAGTATGAACTTTGGTATGCGGAAGCCAAGTCCCATGCGTTCTATTAAAGCTAGGACAACTGGTAAGGCTAAACGAGCAGTTAAGCAGGCAATTATTCCAGGTTATGGTCAGAAGGGCATGGGCTGGTTAACAGATACTAAGAAAGAGGCTTACAACAAAGTCTATAAAAAGACCACCTTTAGTATTTTCGATCTATTCAAATAATTCATCAGTACTTTGCTACCTTAACGGGTGGCTTTTTATTCTATATTAATGCCTTTTTCTCTCAAATTTTCAATACATTCAATTAAATAGATATTGTCATGCTCTGGGTAAATTGGAGAAGTCAGAACTTCACTTGATAGTGAAGTATAAGCAGCTTCCTTAGTTCCACGGTACAAGGGGTCTAACCATAATTCGTTAGGTGTATATCCGCGACTTAGCATCTCATTCATTACTAGTTCGTGATATTGAAATAATTTATATGGTGAGTGATCAAAGACGTAATTCACAGTTGCATGTTTCTTACCCCAACCGCCGCCGCGAAGCGCACAACACTCTCTATGTTGCCCCAGCAATTGCTGCCGAGGTAGTTTAGGGATTAAAGATTCGTGCCACAATCGCATAGTATCCTCCTAGTGGATAAATACAGTAATGAATGCTGTGAATCCAAACAAAATTCCTGGTATATTAGCAATTACGATTGGCATGTCACGGGTATGACCGTCTGACCCAAACAATCCGTGAATAGTCCAGAAGATACAATTTAACATAGCTACAAAGGGCTGTATTGGATCACCTGAGTGACCTGATAGATTATCCAAGATTTGTGGGATATATGAAACGTACATCAGTACAGACATCACACTAGCGATGCGACCAATAAGAACTAGTGATTTTTTATCTTCCATGTTATTTTCTCCTTAATTTAACATTCTAAGTAATTGTGTTGTTGTAGTTTCCTATATAAAAAATGTAACCCGTAATAGTTACCTCGAAAGTGGTAGCGCAGAAACCTAAAATCTTTTGCTTATGCACGGTAGATGCTTTCGATAACTTAATGCTACAATATTTCCAACTTAAGGTAAGTTATTTTTTTCGTATTTCACATTTACTTCGAAAACGTTCATATATAACCGGTTTCTTTTTTGCAAAGTAAACCGTGTCAAGTAGTGATCTGTGATATTTGACTAGTACAATTTGAATATGGAAACAGGGCTATAATGTTTTGTTTTGGTTGATACGCACACTACTTGTTTGGCGACGGGGAGTGTGCGTTTTTTTATTTATTAAGGGTATACAACGGTTGTACGTGGTTTCTTTTGAAGAATTGTTTTTCCAATATAAAGTTGCTCACCAAGACCGTTATCCTTCGAATCATCATACTTATAAACGGCAGTTTTTCCATACTCATCCAAATCAACTCGAATTAACTTGCCGGCTTTTGATTTCCACATGTACATCATTCCACCATCAATTTCAGTTGAGGCATAAGCATAGGTTGCCTTTTGAATCGATTCAACGTCTTTTGTTCCAAAGTATTTTGCTTGCGAAAGAAGTGTTTGACGTTTGTTTACTTTAGATGACTTTTTAGCAGCGTTTTTCTTTGTCACTTGCGCTTGAATATTTTTGTCTTCACCACCAGTTAATTTACCCTTTGAAAAGTACAAATAACCGTATTTTTCGTATGTAAGCATTCCGCTATCATCACGATCAGGCTTACCTAGAATTTTCTTAACTTGCTTTTTGGTCATTCCAAGTTTAACTTTTTTAATTTTAGATTTGGAAGATGCGCTAGCTACCGTAACAAAATGGTTGTTTCCAACTTGAGGGATAGCTTGCAAGGCAGTCGAACCCACTAAGACCGCCACAGCACCGATTCCAATATATTTAGTAAATAAATTCATATAACCCACTCCACACAGCTTTTAACGTCAATCAGCATTGGACGTGTTTTGCCTATGCCGCTTTAATAGCATCCTTTGCCCAATTCTCAAAAGAGGAAGGCAAATTGAACGCGTTCATAAAGTCTACGTAATTACGATACTCCATTGGCGTTTCATTATAAACAAAACGTGAAATTATTCTAAGTGCTCGCTTGTGAGCTTTACGTTCAGATTCTTTCTTTGTACCGATTGAAAATTGATATACGTAATCTTGGTTATCGTTACCAAATAGAATGTGTGCAAGTTCATGTGCGAATCTAAATGTGACGTGGACACCTATAGATGAATTTTCGTTGATTATAATTTTTCTTTCAGACGGGATGCTTAGGTCTGGCGTAGAAGGACTTAGTAGGTCTGTAAATTCTACCTTTATGTCATTTCTAATTGCAATGAATAGAAGGTAATTAAGAAGATCAGTCATCCATGTCCTCCAAAATACGACGAATTATTTTTAATTCAGCTTCGGGGATGGGGTTTCCATCATATTGAAGAATAGGGTGCTTTTCGAAGTAATCCTTTAAATCACCATCACGTTCATCTGTTTTATCTACAGGGTGCATGTTATCGCTATTACCTAATAAGTAATCAACAGATACACCGAGAACGTCAGCTAGTGTTTGAAGCGTTTCAGCTTTTGGATTTACATTCTTGTATTGGTAAATCATATTTTGAGACAATCCGGCAGATTTTGCCACTTGTTGAAGGCTCATTCCGCGTGTCTTTGAAATTTCTTTTATCCGTTCATAAACAGTCATATCAAGGGTTCTCCGTAAGTTGAAGAATTAATTTTACAGTTTTTACAGTTTTCGCTATTGCAAAATTACAGTCTGGCTGTTATATTTAATTCATCAAGTAATTGAGCAACAAAAAACAGACCTTTAAATATCAATGCTTTGGCGAGCGAATAGTGATATGTGGGCGTTTGTTGTGCTTTTCGTATGCCTTTATATTACAGCTACGCTGTAAAAAATGCAATAACTTGATAATAAAAAAACAGAAAGGGGATGAATTAATGTCATCAGAAACACTTGAGGTCATTGAGACGTTGATTGTTGAAATCGCAAAAGCGCCGGAAACAAAAACCAGTTCTGAAATGGTAACGGCCATTTCAGAACTGGTTGCAGCAATCAATCAATATTAGTCGTGTACGACAAAATCAACAATTGAATTGGCATCTACAAAGTGAGTACGCTTTTCTGCCTTGATAACTAGAACATCATTTTCATAAGAAAGTACTGATGAAAAACTAACGGAGTCACCGTTAGATAGGTGCACTGACATATAACGATTTTCATCGGGCTGCTTGCTTTGAACAAAATCAACAATGCGATCTGCAATATTAGACATCTGTTTATCCTTTCTACTGGTTGTAGGGGAGAATTGCGACGCTCACAAACAAAATGTTATCACAAATAAACAAAGGAGGTTGCAACATGACGGCAACAACGATTGAGGAACAAGAAAATGCCCTTAAGCGCAAGATTAAGAAGCGCATCAATGATGAAATGTGGGAGCGAGACGACATGAAGCAATGGGAACTTGCTGAAATGATTGGCGAGGGCGTTAGCCAAACTAATCGAGCTATTAATGGAGAAACGTCGCCGAAGTCTAAGACAATTCGCAATAAGATTTTCACATTGTTTAACATCACTGATTTATAAGGAGAAAAACATGACAAATGAAGTGCAAGTATTTAACGGATTGAAGATTAAGGAAGTAAACGGACAAGTGATGTTCGAGGCAGAAAGTGCAGCGACTGGACTGGGTCTAACTAAGATTTCTAAGGGGCAACAGTACGTTCGCTGGGAACGTGTTAACGAATATCTAGGGTTGTCCACTTCTGGACAACTTGTGAAGCGTGGTGATTTCATTACTGAGCCACAATTCTACAAGTTAGCAATCAAGGCAAACAACGATACGGCTGAACGTTTCCAAGATTGGGTAACAACTGAAGTATTGCCAAGCATTCGCAAGACTGGATCATACCAAGCTAAGCCAATGACTGAAATGGAAATTGTTGCAGCAACAGCAAATAAGCTGGTTCAGCAAGAAAAGCAACTCACTCAGATTGTAGAACGTCAAAATACTACTGAGATGCAAGTAGCTGAATTAAAGAATGAGTTTGGACTTCCCGCAAAGGTAGCTGGCAAGTTGAAGAAGCTGGGAGCGTCTCGTGTGTACTTCTGGCTTGGTGGTAAAGATACCAATGCATACCGTGAAGTTAGCGCAAAGGTATTCAGCGAGATGTGGCGTGACTTCAAAAATCACTTTGGTGAGTTGGATTCGTACACAAGTTTGCCAATGGATCAATTACAAGCGGGTCGTGATTATATCCGGAATTGGCGTCCTTCAACGAACACAGTGATGGATATTGAACGCCTGAATGCTCAAATGGAATTGGAGGTTTAGTGATGAAAAACAAGACAGTGAAAGTTGAAAACGTGCATGTAGAGGGTCTAGATGAATTAAAAAAGCTGTCCCAAGACCTGTTGGAGCAGGCGGAACAGCTTTCAAATACGATTGAGCGTTTCAATCAATTGAAGTTAATCATTTCTACTCGAAACGACCGTTTTATCCCAGAAGATAACGATGGGATAAAGTGCGGGAATCCAGTGTCTAAAAATTTCTAGAATACATGCTCACGCAAATAATCCCACTGATCACGATTTAGCCAACCTTGGTGGTTGTTTGCTGCTAGTTCTGATATGAACAAAGCATCATTGTTATCAAGATAGGGCTTGATGTTCTTTTGAATTTGATCAGCTGATAAATCACTAGTGATGATAAACGTTGATTCAAGGTAATGAGTCCAAGTGCGTGCTGAAGATTTAATTGCAGCAGCAACGTCATCGTACTTTTTTCCTGGTTCGTTAAGGTCATACGTAATGATATATGGTTTTGGCATAAGAGCCTCCTTGTTGTAGTTTTCCACAAGTAGAAGAAACCTAATGGCTGTTAAGTTTAAGTTTGTGGGTAACTTTATTATACAGTATTTTACCCAATATAAAAGTGAGGTATTAATCAAATGTCACTAGGAAATTTTATCAATATGGTGTTGAAAAATAAGGGTTTAACAAATTACTGGCTATCAGGTGTCACAGGTATAGATAAAACAACATTGTATTCGTTAAAGGTTGGCAAATTAAGAACATTGACATTGAGAAACATGATCAAGGTTGCCATTGCGTTAGATATTGATTTAAACGAACTAAAGAAAATTGATTGGGAGGATTAGTTATGGCGCGTTTTTCAGAAGAAAAAGCCACCATCGATGAACTTGAGCAACTACGAGTCGTTGGCCAAGTTGGTGCAAGGCGAATACTTGGGCGTTCGTTATGGTACTTCAAGGAACATATTCGTTACTCAAAGAAGTTTATGCAGAACGTACCAAACAAGACGCCTGGCGCATATAAGCCAACCTACTTGGTTTCTGACGTATTACGTTATCGCAAACTCAACGATTGGTGGTGAAGATGGTGGGGCAGACAGTGTACTAATAAGTTAACGGAGGAAAAGGAAGATGTGGATCATCGACGCATTGAAGTTGGTAGGTTGGCAGGCATTGCAAGCTACGTTGCTGTTTGTAGCCGCTGGGTGGTTAGTGATTGCGAACCGAGTTCGTTTGGCGTGGTTCTTGAAGGGTATCTTACGAATGGTTGTTTATCCGTTCGTGTTTTTAGCCAACGGTTACGATGCTGCCGAAGCATTGAAGCCAACCGGAAAGCTGGTGCGCTATGAAGATTAGCGACTATCAAATGGTTCGGAACTTTGCAGAAGGCCGTGGGTTCTTCAACTATGAAGTGCAAACATTGCCGGTTGGTGGTGTACGTGTCGGCTTCAAGACCAAGCGAGGCGGACAAGTTTGGTTCGATGATAAGCAAGAAGTAATCGATTATGTATTGGAGGCTACAAATGGACTATAAGGGGCCAACAGGTGTTGGCAATATTCATTACAACTTTGCCAAGCCTGTGAAGTTTGATGTTGAAGCAGAGAAGGAACGAATTCGCAAAAGCGGGGTTGAACGGCCAAATAAGGCATTGCCTGAATATGAACGGCGGTATCGTCGATTTGCGAAATTCCTATCGGATTATATGGTTGGGAAGAATGCTGATGAACGTGATGATTTAGTATCACAAGCAAGCCAAGTGTCTGGCCTATCATTCATCACTGCTAGTAATTCACGGTATCTTGGACGCTTTTTACGGGAACGCAGCGAAGCTGAATTAGAAGGCACACCTTTCAACAAGCCGAATATAACATCGGCAGTCGGTTACGAAGATAGATATAAAACATTCAAACGGGCTATGGATTCCAAGCGACCTGAACAATCGTTTTCATATATTGCGACACCGATTGCTAAACAGCTACGAATGAGCCTGGCATCGTTGTACAACACAAAGTACAAGGGCCGATACGACAAGGAAAATAAAAACGCCTAACGGGTGCAACCGTTAAGCGTCGGAGTAAATCTATTCGGAAAAATGATTTTACTCCTCAAGGATAACACAGGGGGCATGTAATGAAAAATGAATTGCGAGTGGAAGCGCTACGGCACATGAACCGAGCGTTCAAGGCAGAGCAACGAGATAACAATGATGGAACTGTTTCGGAGTTTGAAACGGGCGTTGCTGATGTTTTGAATTGGGTGGCTGACCATGTTTGATGAACTGATTGATCCACCTGATGACCCAGAAGATAACGAAGAAGCATTTAACAACTACATGGATGAATACGAGGATAAGGACTTATGAATGAATTGGTAGTGAATCCAGCGAATGTTACTCCAGCAATCGTTGAAGTGACTGGAGTTGATGAATTAGAACAATACGTTGATGGCATGTTGGCAACGTATAAGAAGACACCGGTGTCAGCAGCGACTTTGGCACAGGCAAAACAAGCTCGAACGGATTTGAACAAGGCATACAAGGGACTCGGCGAAACACGACGCAATATTGCCGATAAAGTAGCCGGTAATTGGCCGGACACAGAAAAGCGCTTGAAAGAAATTGAGAAGAAAATTCAGAGCGTTTCAGATGGTACCTTGAAGCCACAAATTGATGAAGTTGTCGAAGCAGATAAGCAAGACCGAAAAACGTTGATTCTTATTGAGATTGAAAAAATTGCAACTGAATACAACTTGCCTGCTGAAAAAATTCAATTTGACGATAAATGGCTCAATAAGACTGCGAAATGGGCAGAGACGGAGCAAACAGTACGGTCTCAATTTGAAAATATCAAGAACGAAGTTCAAGTTCGTGAACTTCAAACGTCTGCTGTCGAAGCATATGCAGCTGAATTGCAAATGGATCCTGCCGGAGTAGCTGGGTATGTGGGACAACTTGATTATAAGGATTTAGATGAAGTCAAGGCATCAATGAAGAAAGATGTGAGGCTTGCAAAGGCGCGATTTGCAGCCGAACGAGCTCGTGCACAAGCTGATTTTGATGCTAAGGTAAAGCGCGCAGAGCAAGCCACAAAAATTGGAAACAAGTTAGTAGATCAAGAGACCGGTGAAATTATTGAAGAACCGGAAGCGCTAAAGCGAACGTATATCATTCAACTTTCAGACATTACAGACCAACAATTTGCATATGTAGAACAGTTTATTCACAACAAATTCGATAAGGGATTTGAGGCAAGTGGTGTCACTTATAAGTCAGCCGTACAACGATAGGAGAAAAAATATGGATTTTGCAGAACGTATGCGTAAGAATGAACGAATTTCAACAAACAATTCGGTGTTGCCACCATTCCCAGGAATGTTTCTAGCGTTTAATGCCAGCGAGGGAAAGTTTTCAATCATGGAACCTGGCGCTGATTTTTCTGAAGCAAATGATATTAAGTCAATTACCATCTTGCCTCACTTTATGATGAATCGTGTGAAGTGGACACGTGGAACAGATGAAAAGGCACTCTCAAATTATGTCGTGACTGATACTGAAGAACGGCAACCCTATGTAATCACAATTGATGGTGAAACATATACTGCTGAAACAATGATGGAGCTTAAGCAACAAATCGTGTTGGGCCAAAACGAGCAATTAAAGCAGGAAGAGATTTACGTTGGATATGCAACAGCGTTGGATGACGTTCCACAAAAAAAGCCGTTAGTTGTTTGGTATGTATCCCGTGGAGTTAATGCGTATGTACTTAATGACGCTATTGATGGTGATTTGACCGGCCGCTCAATTATCAAACTTGAGAACAAGGGGACAACTCGAAAAAACAACAGTGGAAGCATTAATAAAGTTTTGGATTTCAAGGTTGATGAAATTGCTGAGGACAAAGTTGAAGGAATGTTGAAATGGGTATCCCAGGACAGTTCGGACAAAATTGTCGAAGCTTACCGTGACGACATGATTAATGCTGCGATGACAACATCTAATCCAGCACCGACGGTACTCGGAACTCAGCAAAATAGCGAAGATGACGTTCCGGATGTACCACCTTTTAATGGTACGCCGGCATTAGATCCATTTGGACAACCAATTAATGAGGTGGGCATTTCAGATGATGAATTGCCTTTCTAAAAAGAGGTAAATCATGAATTTTATCGGCAAGATAACCGAAATAAACGGGCGGTATGTCACTGTCAAGGTAGATGACTCGTTATCTTTGGGGCTAATAAACTCGGTAAACGATGATGAGCATCCTGAAGTTGATGTGACAGTTGTAGACAAACGCCTAATAAGCCCAGTGCAGAGGCGTAAAACATATGCCATTTTGAGAGATATGTCTGATTTCTTCGGTTATACGCTAGATGAAATGAAAAATGTGATGAAGGGGTTGTTTTACGAAACGATGGATGCACATGAATTCAGTTTAGGAAACACTGATATTACTACTGCAAGGACATTTATTTCTTTCCTGTTGGAATTTGCGTTGAAATACCACATTCCAATGCGGAAACCTGCACTGGAATATCAAGATGATTTGGACGTTTACATGTATCAATCGCTTAAAAACAGAAGTTGTGTAATTTGCGGATTGGCAGCAGATGTTCACCACGTTGACACGGTTGGAATGGGTAATGACCGAAGGACAGTTGATCATCGAGAAAAACATTTAATTGCATTATGCCGAGCACACCACAACGAAGCACACAACATTGGGTGGCCAGTTTTTGCACAGAAATATCACGTTAAGGGTATCAAGCTAGACCCTGAAACATTGCAACGTCTTGGAATTATGACGTTCAAGCGAATGGAGGAAATAGATGGCACAACGACGAATGTTAAGCAAGAAAGTTACTGACACAGACGCGTTCTTAGACATGCCACTGTCAACGCAAGCATTGTACTTCCACTTGAATATGCATGCTGACGATGACGGGTTTGTCGGGAATATCAACACAATTAAGCGAATGATTGGCGCATCAACTGACGATGAAAAGTTACTGCTAGCGAAGCAATTCTTAATCCCGTTCGAAGATAGCGGGGTAGTCGTCATTAAAGACTGGCGCATTCACAATTACATTCGAAAAGATACGTACAATGCAACGATGTACAGCGAAGAACGCCGGAAACTAGGCGTTTCAGAAAGTGGTTCGTATTACGTGGACGAACCGTCGACGGAACGTCCACGGATAGTAGACGACACGGCGACACAGGTAAGGGTAGGTAAGGTAAGTATAGGTAAGAGTAAGGTAAGTGAAGGTAAGGTAAGTGAAAATACGACCGACCAACCGACCGGCCCGCTTCGCAATCAACTTGCTGACTTGGTGGCAATGCATGGATTTGCTGATCATCTAACACCATTGCAGTTGAACCAGTTGCTTGAATACGTGACTGAAGACGGTATGGAAATTGGTGTACTGAACCTTGCATTACAAGACGCTTCTAATCGAGCTATTCGCAACTTTAAGTACGTAGACGCAATACTACGTGCAAAGTTGAATGAAGGCGTTAAATCAGTTGCTGATTGGCATGCAGGTAAAGAGACACACAAACAGGCCGTTGCTGATGAAAAGGTGCCAGATTGGATGCAAGAACTTAACGACAAACTGGAGGGCAGCTAATGAATACTACAAGCGATTGGGTACGTGAGTTGCGACAACGTGGGTTAACACCTAAGACGTTGACACCGGAAGAGCGTGCTGAAAAAGAAAAGGCCGATGCTGAACGCATTACTAAAGCGTGGCAAGCGCAAGAACGCGTTAAATATCAGCGTATGAGCTTGTGGGGCGAGACAGAGACGCGTTCTTTTGAGTTTGAAGACTGGAACCCACAAATACAACGAAACGAGCAGACAGCGCGTGATATTGGCAATCAGGCATATGCAATGACAAATGAGATGCGCAACGGATTGTTCAATGTGTTCCTGTTCGGTCGAGCTGGTGCTGGTAAAACATCGTTGGCATTGGCAATGATGAGCCGACTAAGCGATCGCTACACAACGATGTTCGTGTCGGTTGTTGAATGGCGAAACTTGAAATTTAAGTCATTCAAGGACAATAAGGTTGCAGAACGTTTGAACCTAACAGAGAAGTTCATGCGTGAAGTTGAAGTGTTGGTTCTTGATGATTTTGGAAAAGAGACACAGGCCGAAGCAAAAGAGACAGTATCGTCAATGCTATTTGAATTAGCAGACGCTAGAAGGGGCAAGGCGACGATTATCACGTCAAACGATGATTTGACCGGATTGGCGTTGAAATACGACCAGGCGGTCTTATCACGGCTAATTACGAAGGATATTAAGCACATCATCACGACGAACAAGCTTGATGATGTCAGAAAGGTTTAATCATGAACGAAGAGAAGAAATATGTGAACCGTGGATACGCGGTTGTGGCGAATTTCATGGGTGAAACGCGCTACTGGAACGGTATGACCTACGATGAAGCGCAACAAGATTTCTTGGATAAGCAACATTATTTGGGACAGATTGGGGTTAAGCCAGAAGACATCTGGATCGAGTACAACGGACAAAAGTTGCCACGAATGACGCGAGCAGAAGATTTGCCAGACGTGCCACATGAATTGGCAGAGGCAATCGCTAACGATTATCACAATACACTTACTGATTTCGTTAAGTGGCTGCGTTCAAAGCCTACTGACTGGTATTTAATTGGTCAGCCTGATTTGTTGGCTAGCGCCTACATGAACGGACGTTAATTGAATAGGCAGTGCCAGAAATGGCGGGTATGGGTGGGCAAACGAGGTAAATGAAATGCGACAATTTCCACACAATCGCATCGCACAAGCACGACTTGATGCACAAATTGCACAGAACACAGCGTGGCATAAGTTGGGGCTGACTAGCTTAGATCATTTGATGATGTACGAATCAGGTTCCCTAACAGCTAGTGAAGAAACGATGCGGCGAATGGTAGCGCTATATAACGTGTCGGTTGAATACTTGAAGGAAGAAGATTAATGACTAAGTATGTATTGGATTTGCCGGAGGGCGTGAAGTTTATTGTTGGTAAAGGGTACATGATGCTATCTGAAAAGGAGTTGCTGCGAATTCCGGTTGAAAATCTTCAAGAGTACAGCGCACCAACTGTTGCAGAAAACGCAACAGTTGAAAAGCGTGTGATTGAGTTGCCAGCTGACGTGATTGATAAATTGAAAATGATTAAGGAAGACAATGGCGACGACAATCTTCAAGGATTTATGAATGATGTAAATGACGATGACGAACTTTGGGAAGATGTTGCAGAATTTAATTATTCGGTAATGCCTACCGATGCACTTCTTGGCGAATGGTGGTTAGAACATGTTGAGTTCGCACCGAAGAAAGAACCTAAGTTTGAAGTTGAGGTGAAAATCGGAACAGCGACCAAAAAAGCTCTATTGTCTGACGCGAATTATGTTGCTTTCTATTCAGATCCAGAACATGCACCTAGCGGTTATCAATATCTGTTTTCAGACGAGCAAGCTGACGAGTTAGTAGCTGGTCTAACGGCATTGAATGCACGAAAAGTGAAGGTGGAAGAATAATGAAGATTATCACAGAAGTAAGCAGTCAAGATATTACTGCGACTCTGGTGAATGACACATCACCATTTGGCGAGACAAATCATGACAGGGAAAGTAACGCAAAGCTACGTGAAGTGACGGACATCGTCGAGAGCATGATTAGTGATGTCTTGTGGATTTATCAACAAAATAAGGATCGTAATGAGGCGTCTATGAAAGAGGCAGCCGACATTGCAAAGCATGCACTTTTGAGCATCAAGGAAGATTTAGAAGATTTTAGTGAGGAAGATTAATGGCAATTGCAAAGATTAAGCCAGTTGCGCCAATCGAGTTTAACGGGCAAGTGTTGTCGGTAAACGGTGACTTTAACGAGTGGGTGTTTTATACGGATGCCGACGGTGGATCAGTAGATAGCAGCGATGCTCCTGAACTGTACACGAGAGATGATGTGTTTAATATCCTGCTGAAATATGATTACTGGCGTAGAAATGGTGGAAGTGGTTTTGTAACAGATTTTATGGCGGAGGGTGAAGAAAAATGACATTTGATGAAGCGATTATTAAGTGGAATGCTGCCCTGGAAAAGGGGCCGTTAACAAATCCGCTTTTATCCAGTCCTTTTGCAGGCGTGTCCGACAAAAAATATCATCAGCAACAATTTATCAATCGAACATTTTCAGCGATTATCGAAGAGTTGCGTGAGACGTACGAGAAGCACGTGGCAACAATCAATCTGACACAATCACAATATGAGGATTTGATTATTCTGCGTGATGAAGAGGTTTTCGAGGATACGTATTCAGAGCGTTATCCAAGTTGGGGGTTGACCACAGAACAAGCTATGCAAGCGTGGTTGCACCCAGAGTTGGTCGAAGTGGTGGATTGATGAATGCGAACTTACTACTATTTCAAGGACAGGCAGGGCTACTTCAAGTTAGGTTATGACCGAGAAGGCAAGCGCGTAATGCTGTGCACAACGGATAAGCGGCAGGCGTATCGAACAAGTAGTGAATGGCTAGTGAAGCATATGGTCAGCAAGTGGTTAGTTGGCTATTACTACTGGGTAGAAGAAGGATAGGTGGATTAGATGATTATTTTGTGGAACTTTCTTATGAGTTTTGGAATTGGTGTCTTGGCATATGGGTTTTCAGCTGCTTGGATAAATTGGGGAGATTATCCGCCAACAATGAACACGCCGGGAATTGCTTGGTGGTTGAACGGGGTGGCCTTGCTGTTTTGGCTGATAACGTTCGTGGTACTTAGTATCTATGAAATCAAAAAGGCGCACTAAAAAAGCGCCAGACCGAAGTCCAGCGCCATGTAAAAGAATTTAAGGTAAGTTCATTTTAACATGGTTCGGAGGACGTAGGAAATGGCACTTTTACCAGCGGTGAATGAGAAGGCAACAAGAGAAGCGGTTCGAGATTTTTTTGATAGTGAGTGGCCACGTATCGTGAACATGGCTGATATGGGATATGTTGATTTGAAGTCGGTTGAAATTTCAGACATGCCAAGTGCACGATCATTTGGTAATGCCAACGATGAGCGGTTCACGAACCATACTGACGCTGTGTACTACTACGATGCTGTTGTCCATGCCATTAAAGTCATGACACAGCCACACAGGCACTTCATGTGGTTGCGATACGTTCGCCACTTGGAATGGTTGCAAGTAGAAGCGCTGACTGGTTACAGCACTAGACGTGGCCAAGAGATTATCGATGAAGCGTTTTTATTGTTCGCTGATAAGTTTGCCGATGTTGATGATTTACGAGTTAAAGAATAATTTGGAAAGCGCGTATATGGTTCATAAGTGCCGCATGCAAGGTGCGGGCAGTCCAAGTTATTATGATAGAGTACCAAAGTTGAAACAAAGCATGTGTGGCGGAATAGGTAGACGCTAATTGAATTATAAGACACAGGTGGTGGAAAAGGTGCCCGTATGACGAAGCCGAAGTTAGCCCGATGAGGCACACGCCTATAACTCACGGAATACATTGATTTTTAAGCCAACGTAATCAGTTTACTGATTGAAAGACAAAGGTAGCTTCTAAGTCCGTGGGATGTCATGTCAGGTGCAAATCCTGACCACATGCATCACATAGCAAAAAATAAATTAAAGGATAATCTTCCTTGTATTTGTTTTAAACGACACTGCCGGTTGCTATGTCTGGCGTACATACTCAAAACTATTAAGGATAAACTTTGATAGTTATTACCGGGATCAGGACTTGTATGTGTCGCTGGTCAGTACATAAGAGATATGGAAGTTTATGATATTGCAATAAGACGTTGAAAATGGAGCATCATTTATGGCATAATGATGTGTCGTGTAATATGTGAGAGATTACTGACAAACGATCAATTCTGTGAGATGATTGGTCACTCCTTAACGTTAATACGTTGGCAGCAATATCGGTATTTTTGTATGTTGGTTCGACTCCAACAATTGTTATTCATTTCATACATTTTCTAGTGACTTGCGAAGCACTCCCCACGTGTTAAACAAGTCGTACTGCTTACAGTAGAATACATATGAAATGGGACCGTTCATACTTTAAATGGTCTGAAAGTTCCTTTAGCTCAGTTGGTTAGAGCAGACGGCTCATAACCGTCCGGTCACTGGTTCGAGACCAGTAGGGAACATGGCATGGATTGATAGATGTTAGGTATATTTCATTTCTATAATGTGCCACACCACCTACACAGATGTCTATCAATCTTTGCTTTTATAAGCCGATATGGCGGAACTGGCATACGCAGCGGACTTAAAATCCGTCCCTTAATTGGTTGTGGGTTCGAATCCCACTATCGGCATATTCACATCAGGTAGCAATCAATTAGATTGTTACCTTTTTATTTTGCACTGAAAGGAGAACGGCATATGAGCTTGAATGAGCGACAGGAACGGTTTGTTGATGAATGGGTCAGAAATGGCGGAAACGGCGCACAGGCGGCACGTGAGGCTGGTTATAGCGCAAGGACAGCTAGAAGTATTGCACAACGTTTGTTGACAAATGTTGACGTGAAAGAAGCTATTCAAGCAAGACAAGCCGAACTCCGAGAACAGCGACGTATGACAACTGACAACGTGATCGAATTCTTTGAAAAGGTTGTTCAGGGTGAGATAGGTGAGCAGGAAGTGACGCCATCTGGAAAAGTTATTGAGGTGCCGACAAAGGTTAACAACCGGATTAAGGCTGCCGAAAACTTGGGTAAGGTACTTGGTATCTTCCAGGCTGAAAGTGTCGTAGAAGTGAAGCCAATCGTTGTGATGGGTGATTACACGGAGGATGAAGATGAGTAAGAATGAACAATTGACGTTGGAGTTTCCGAAGCCGGCGCGAGTGTTCAACAAACAAGTCTTTGATTATCTGTATGATTACGATTCGCGAGTTGATTTGTGGTACGGCGGCGCGTCGTCTGGTAAGTCTGCTGGTGTAGTTCAAAAAGTTATTTTAAAAGCGTTGGGTGATTGGAAAATTCCCCGGCGCTTTTTAATTTTGCGAAAAGTAGGTGCGACTGTTAAGGACTCAATCTTTGAAGACTTTATTTCAAGGCTGACTGAATGGGGGCTGATGCCATACGCAAAGGTTCGCAATACTGATTATCGAATTAAGCTATCGAATGGTGCTGAGTTTATTTTCAAAGGGCTTGATAACCCAGAAAAGATTAAGTCAGTAAAGGGCATCAGCGACGTCATGATGGAAGAAGCGACTGAGTTCACGTTGGACGATTTCAATCAACTTGATTTGCGTTTGCGTGAACGTAAGCATCCCCAGAAACAAATCTTCATTATGTTTAACCCGGTGTCTAAAGCGAATTGGGTGTACAAACAATTCTTTGAGCGAACGGATCCGGACACAAAAATTCATTTGTCGACTTACAAGGACAATAAGTTCTTGGATGACGCCAATCGTAGACGTATCGAACAGCTTAGCGAAACTAACGGCGCATACTACAAGATTTATGCGCTGGGAGAGTTCGCGACACTGGATAAGCTGATATTCCCTAAGTATGAGAAACGACTTCTACGGGCCGACAGTGACGAATTAAAGGGTGTCCCGTCGTACTTCGGACTGGACTTTGGATATACCAATGACCCGACGGCATTTGTGCATATCAAGCTGGACGTTGAAAACAAGGTGCTGTATATCCTGGAAGCAACCGGTAAAACGGGGATGTTAAATGGTGAGATAGCACAGATGATTAAAGACTTAGGACACAGCAAAGAAACGATTATTGCTGATGCAGCCGAGCCAAAATCAATTGCTGAGATACGCAAAGCTGGTATTGACCGTATAACAAAGGCACGCAAAGGGCCTGACAGTATTAGACACGGTATTGAATACTTACAGCAATTCAAAATCGTTGTTGATGAGCGATTGTTTCAGGTGATTGAGGAGCTGGACAATTACACGTGGCAAAAAGATAAGAAGACAGGCGAGTACATTAACAAGCCTGTTGATAGTTTTAACCACTTTTTGGACGCGGTTCGTTACGCAGCCGACAAGCAGTCGCTTAAGAGTGCCGATTCATTTGAACAAAAGCTGATAAAGGCACGCACGTACTTTGGATAGGAGCAGTTATGAGTATTGATTTTTTGAGAAAAGGCCGATTTAACCCTAATGCGAATGACGTATTCTTTATGAATGCTGATGATTATGCAATTATGGACCCAGCGGCCGAAGGATTTATTAACCAGTTAGATCGTTTCATTAACCGGCATAAGTCGTCGCAGGTGAACCGGCTAAAAGCGTTGAAGCGGTATTATCTTGCAGATAACGATATTCGTTATAAGGAGCCCAAGTCGGATAAGACAGCAGCAGACAATCGTATTGCCAGTGATTTTGCACGATACATTACGATTTTTGAGCAGAGTTATATGCTGGGTAAGCCGGTGGTCTATAAGAACGCGTCAGATAAGACGTTGCAAGAAGAGGTTGATGATTTTTCAAAACAGAACAATGAGAGTTACCACAATGTGCTAATTAAGACCGACTTGTCAATCTACGGCCGGGCCTATGAGTTGCTATACGTTGACGGTGATGAGAATAACGTTCAAGTAAGGCTTGCCCGATTAAACCCGGAGCAAGTCTTTGTTGTATATGACGATACGGTGCAACGTAATTCGTTGTTTGCGGTTCGTTATTACCGCGTTCGATACGAAGAAGGCAAGTTCCGTGATTTTGTTGAAGTGTACACGAACGATAAGGTGTATTACTACCGCAATGACAATCAAGAAGCTGGGGGCATGAAGTTTGTTGAGGAAACAACTCACGAGTTCAACGGTGTGCCGGTTACTGAATATGCCAGCAACGAGGACAGGACAGGTGCTTATGAAGCTGTTCTGGATACAATCGACGCTTACGATTTGGCCCAATCAGAGTTGGCAAATACTCAGGAAGATTTCAACAATGCATTGTTGATGATTAAGGGTAATCCATTCACCGGTAGTGACGATAACCCGGTAATCGTTGACGACAGCGGTACTGAACGACCAAACCCAAATTTCATTGGTAATGTTGTTGCTCAAATGAAGCAGGCACGCTTGCTGATTATGGACGATAACCCTGATGAAAATGGAGCTGAACCTGGCGCTGAGTATCTGACAAAGTCCTATGACTCAGATGGGACCAAGGCGTACATTGATCGATTGGCT